GAAGTCCCATCATTTGGAAACGTATCAAATTTATCTGCAGGTGCTTTAATCATTCTATCTGGATAAGTTCGTTCTCCAATTTTAAGGTTACCAATATAAACTTTTCTGTTAACAGTTGCTGCAGTCTTATACATTGCTGCTAAATTAGTACTAGCAGGCCAACCATTCTCAGATTCATATGTATTTAAAGGAATTGTTCTTACTAAGTCGCCTCGTAAATCTGTAGTAACTAAAGCTAATTTATCTGTTGCACTATTATAAGTCCAATCATCACTTGTTCCACTAGGATTAGCTAATTGTAATTTTATTTCATCTTCATCTTTTGCATAACACAAATATGTTCCATTTGCTAAATTAACATCATATAATAATAACCATTCATCAGATAATTCTCCACCAAACATTTCAACTTGTTTCATGTAGATTCTAAATCCTTCAATTCTTTCATTCCAACTATTATTTTGAGCGCTTTCTGTTCTAGAATTATTACATAAAAAAGTCATTTGAGAAGAAAAAGCATTAGAAAAACTTCTTAAATCAACAGCATGAGTAGATGACATTTCAACCCCATCATCTACTATTGGGCCTTCAACTACAACATAATCGATTCCAAAATCACCTTTTGCTCTTATTGCAATAGTATTTTCATCAGTTACACTTGACTTGGTTGTAATAAAAAAAGAATGTCTTCCAGAACCAGCAACGTTTCCAACTAAAGTCCTTTTATTTACCCCCTCTACAAAAACACTGGCATCTGTATGGTCAAGGCCATCATCAGAACCTATTCCAATATAAAAAATAGCTTCATCTGCTGATGAACTAAAAGTTGAGTTCAAATCTACAGTTACTTTATATTTTGTACTTGCGCTAATAGTATTTGCTGCCTGTTCACAAAACAACATATCGTAGCCCGAATCACTATGTACTATATTAGAACCATCGCATGCCCACTCATTATGCTCGGCATAACCACCTGAAGAATTAAAATCTATTGCTTGTTTATTATTTGCCCAATCGCTTGCGCCTCCAGTTGCTACTGAATACCAAGTAGTTTCTACATAATTCTGTCCATTAAAATATTCTAAAAAATATAATTGATTTACTGAACCATGTAAATTACCAGTACGAATAATAGATTCTTGCAATTCATCACCACCACCATCATATAAATATGACATTCCAAATATCCATTTTGATTTTAAATCATCTTCTAATAGTGTTGATTCAAAAGTAATATTTTCATTACCTTCTCCATTGTATGTAGCATTATCTTCAGGTGCTTGACAAGCAATTTTTAATTCTCCAGTACCTGTTCCAAAACCTACAATTTCATGAGTTCCATTTAAAACTTTTCCAGCATCATCTTCTTGGCCTGCGCCTGATATAGTAATAGATTGTCCTATTGCAGCATTTAATATTGCATTATTATCAAGAGTTGTATTAAATAAATTAATTTCTTGAGTATCATCTGCTTCATCACATAATGTAAGTGTTATAATTGTATTACTAGCTGAATTTTCAACAACTATAGCAGTTTCATCTTTTAAAGTACAAACTGGTATTTGTCCCATACTAGGATTAGATTCAGGTATGGCCATAAATACTCTTTCAGGAACATCTGGATATGTAGTAGAGCTTTCTATTAATTCAGGAGTACTATTAGTACCTATTATAGAGCCTCTCCAAATTTGCAAAGCTCCTAACCCAGGAGGTTCGGGGTACTGAATATCTTCAATCCATCTATTTATAATTGTATTTGCACTTGAAGCTCCTTCAGCTTTTTCAAGCAAAGGACGATTAATATGTGTAAGAATTTTAGGTACATTAATTTTATATATATCTGCATTGCTATTTGAATGAGGAACAGCCTGTGTTCCAAATTGTCCTCTTAAAACCGTTAAAACAGCACCACTAATATTAGTAATTTTCATTATTTCTGAATCAATTTTTATATATTCATTAACAGATACATTATTTTGCGCATTATTATCTACAGTTAATTGTACTTCACTTCCTATAGATTGATAAGCAGTAAGAGAATCATCAATTGATTCATTCATAGCCCCAACAAGTTTTAATTGGCTAAAATTAGCGTCACATACTCTAAGTCCATTATCAGCTTTATAATATACAGGACTGGCTTTATTACCATTTTCATCAGAATGAACATTTCCTAATGTAATAGCATTTTGTAGCCACATAGCATCGCCTTCATCATTGTGACATGAATCCCATATATCTATTTCCGCCCCATCATTAATACAAATAAATTCTGTTTCCCAGTTATCTGATGGTTTATCAACATTATCCCATGATACATTAAGTCCTTGCATGTTAAAATCATGAGCAAATGAAAATAATCCAACACCAGAATTTAAATCAACTTCATTTTCAAGTGCTAAAAAAGTATCATTTGGATAAACTCTTTGGCCTTTAAAATTTACAAGAGAAAATAAAGATAATGCATTCCCAGTTGTCCTTATCCTTCCTAGAGTAGAAACATCGGCATTAAATAATTCTTCAAACCGATTTTCTGCCATATCTCTAGGGTCAGATATTTTATCAAGACCTCCTTCAAAATCTTTTATTATATAAGTTTTTTTTGCCACTTATTATAATTTTTCTATCATAACATTTTTTACTACATCTTCAATAGAATCATAAATAGCATTAAGTATTTTAGCTTCTGTTTTTTCAGATATAATAGGAACATCAATATTCTCATTTAATTTGCTTACAATCTTTTCTTGAAGCTCTTCATCAAATATTTTATTAATAATATCTTCTTTATGCTCACTAATCATGTCTTTTAAAAAACTCATGTTTTTCTCCTTAATCTGTACCTTCGTACTGTTTTATTTTATTTTTACAGTGCTTACATAATACGTATTCTTCATTTTCTAATTTATCTATTCTATGTAATACCATTTCCATTTGGTCATCTAAATTATTTTTTTCAAATACATATTCCATAATAGCTTTTAAAACTTTAGGTGTTAATATTTTTAATACTGGAAACATTTTTATTACTCTCTTTTTTATTTTTTTTAAATATTTTATTAAAATTCATTTCAAAAGATTTAGACCATTTAACTCTTTGTTTACTGCCTTTACCGTTAGCCATTACCAGCCTCTTTCTTCTTTCTTTTTAACAAATTTTTCCTTTAGTCCATTTCCGCTTAAACTAGCCATAATTTCAATGATTGCTCCAATTTTAGACTTTATCTCAGCTTGATTGATTTGCATGCCTTTTTGGGCATCTATAAGCTTTATAATGATACTTTCTAATCGTTCAAAAGATTCTCTTAGTTCAGTTTGTAGTTCATTTTGAATCCAAGCATTCTGAGATTTAACATACCAACCTAATGCAACAACCATCATTACAGGTAATCCGAAACGCTCTAATAAATCAAACATTTCCATTATTTATTCTTCTTTTCATTTTCTTCTTTAATATAATCATAAACAGAATATGCATATATTCCAAAAATTACTAAAAATATAAATGCTATCCATATATTAATCATCCTCTAATTAATTCTCCCCATAATGACGTTTCTCCGTCGATAATTTGGATAATATGTACTGTAAAGTGTCCTTTAGCAAAGAAATCAACAATGGCAAAAGCATGAGACCAATTAATTCTTCTTCCACCCAACCATTCATTTTGTTCTTCTCTCATATCCTTCAGGCACCCAATGCTCCAAGCTGACTTTACTCCGTCCATATGTGTCACTGAAGCTTGCTGTAAATCGTGATGATGGCCATACATAATGTTTGCTCCAAGACGAATTAGGTGATTGCGAGTGTGATGTATACCACTGAAGTGGTGACCATGATACAGATGTAACTTTCCTAGCTTTAAGTATTTCCCTGCTGGGTAATATTTGTATCCTCTTTCCTTTAGATTTACACATTCTTTAAATTTATATCCTTTCATAAATGGATGTTCAGCTACAAAACTATTCATCCAATCATCATGATTACCTTCAATCATATATTTTTCTTTACAATTCACTTTATCAAGTGATTCATCTATCCAATCCATTCCTGCGTTAACTTCAGCAACGTCTTGGTCTATAAAAGGCATCTGATACTCTAATGGTGGTCGCTTTTTACGCTTCCATTGCCAATGTGAGGCTCCGTGCCATTCACCAACATCTCCTAAATCTACATAGATGTCTGGTTTTACTATTTCAATTGTTTGCTTTAGACAGCTTATTGCTGCCATATCTGCAAGGGGAAAATGCTTATCGGGGGTGACGACTGCTCGCCGAACCACCCCCTTTGATTTTTTAGCCATATTATTTCATTTCTTTTTTAAGCTTTATTATCATGTAAGCAAGCGTAGCTATTGCAATTCCTAACCTAACTATATCTGGAATCCATTCCATAAAAGTTAGTGCAAAGCCACTGACACCTGCGCATGATGTTTTCAATGTATCAAGCACTCTTTTTCTCCTTTTTTTGTTTTGATTCTTCTACTAATTGCTCAAGGACTTCTATTGCGCCCTCAAGTTTTATTCCAATTGTTGTAAGTCTATCTAATTCATTTGAGACTTCTTTTCTTTTATTAATAACATTAGTTAATTGCTCTTTAAGTTCTTCAAGTTTATTTTTCATTATGTTAATATTCCTATAGTAATTAAATCATCAATTAATTGTCCCAATCTATCTCCAATAGCTGCTTCGCCTCCATCGCAATCTAATGCCCTAGAAGTACCTGTTTTATTTGTAACAGTCCAATTTGGTTGTGTTCCACCAGTAATAGTTCCAGCAACTGTTAAATTTCCACTTGTATCTAATGTTATTTTAGTAGCTCCTCCAACTGCAGCTCCAGTATCTATTTTTAACTTGCCACTATCATCATAATCATATCCTATACTCCATTTAGTAGATGCTCCATCTATTAAAGAAATTCTAGCATCAGCAGTAGCAGATTTAACTAGCATATTAGTTGCTCCTGCAGACAATACTTCAAATGTACCACCTCCACTTGCATTAGTTGTAAGACCTATTTTATTATCAACTGTATTATATACAGATTCACCATTACCAAAAGTAATATTATTACCAGTAACTGTTAAATCACCTTTTATATAAACATTTCCACTAGCATCAATAGAAAAATCATTATCAGCAATAGTCCCATCAAATGATGCATCTGTATTAATTACAAATCTATCAGCTGAATCATCTATTCCCATAATAGATTTTAATGTAGCATGACCAAGTACTATTGCTCTATCTGTACCATCCACATCAGTCCCTAATGTAATACTAGAACCCGTAACGGTTAAATCTTCTGTCGTGGTTGTTAAAGCTGTTGCGGCAGTTAATGAATCTTCTGCCCATGTAGTTGATGTAGAACCCATTTAATCTCCTATATCCTTGGTACCGCTAATGTTCTTACGCCAGATTTTCTAGAAGGGTATCGTTTTACTTCTTTTTCATACATCTGACGAAAATATTGAGCTTGTTGTAAGTTGCCTTGGTCTTCAAATAATCTTGCTTTTACATAATATAATAAACATGTTTGAAGCCCTGTATCTACTCCATGAGTAGTACTTAATTCATTTGTTAAATTGGAAGTTGAAATTGTAACATATTTAGAATGATATGTAATACGAAGACCATTAGTAACATCATCATCTTGATATGAATCATATTTTTCTGTTGTTCTTTCATTTGTAGTAGTTGCTGATGTATCACGTGCTAATATTGCAACACGCTTATCATCATTATACCATGCAAAATAATCATTAGGAAAATCTCTTTTAGCCATATCTAACCCTCCAATGAGTTATCTGATGTATCAGTATCTTCTCGTAACAATAAATGCGGGTCAGAAAGTTTAGGTATTCTAATATATCGATTATTAGTATCTAATATTTCAACTTTAGTAATATCTATAACTTGGTCGTCTAATCCATACCATCTTTTATATTGTTCTAAATTAGTTTTAGCGGATACTGTATATTCTTGTTTCTTACTAGCCATTTCTATTAAACCATCATTCATGAGTCTAATCATATAAGCTTCTGGCTGTCGCCCAAATATATTTTCAAGCTGGTCTATTATATTTTTAGGTGTCATCTATTCTCCTAATCGCATGCAACAAACACTTCTAAATCACATGCTCCTGAATTTGCTGTTGCTGTTATGTTAACTAAATCAGCCAAAGCTAAACTTAATGCACTAGCTGATGCATCCATTGTTGCTGCTACCCCATCTGCTAAATCACCATTATAAATAAAAGATTGACCTTTATCAAGTTTGACTGCAAATTCATGATTACCAACACTTTTAAATGTTAATGTTACATGATTAGTATCATCTAAATTAGTTATTCGTATATATAAAGCATCAGCTGTTATAAAAGTTCCAGAACCTACTGCTGAACTCATTGCAACTATTTCTACTTCTGAAGCAGGAACATTTACTATTCTTTTTGATATATTAGCAATATTTGGTACAGTTAAACTATTAGTTGAACCTTGATTTTTACCATTTAAAGTAATTGATTCAATAATTGTAACTTTCATTGTTGCTGTTGTTACTGTAGTTGCCATTCTTTACTCCTATGCACTCGCTATAAATATTTCTAAATCTACTGCTACTGAACCACTTTCATTTAAAGCTCTAATATCTGTAATCGCATCTAATGACGGTGTATCTAAATCACCATCGTTTGCATCAAATGCCGCATCAAGTGTATTTAAAATAAAAGATTTACCCTCTTCTAATAAAAACCATGCACATTCATCATCTGTATCATCAGAATCATCATCTCTTGCTATTTGAAGTTTTACTCCCTCACCAGCAGTATCATTAAGATTTGTTATTCTTAAATATTTTATATCACCAACTATAAAGTTGCCAGATGCTATTGCCGAAGTATCATCACCAGTTGTGCTTAATAAATCTATTCTTCCTGTACCACTTACAGGGACAGTAATAATTCTTTTATAAATCTCAGCAATTGAGCTAACAGACATTGATGTGGTACCACCTTGATTCTGTCCATTTAAAGTAATAGATTCAGATATTTTTACTGTCATTGTCCCAGCTGTTAGTGTACTTGCCATTACTTACTCCTATCTTTCTTCCTGAACTCTAGACAATTGTTCTGCTAATTTATTTAATTGTTTTTTTGACATACCAGAACTGTCTTTTTGAGCTGACGCTCCCTGTCCTATTAATAATTGTATGCCTTGTACATAATCTTGTTGTAATTTTTTTTGTTGAGAATCATACCATTCATATTTTTGTGTTTCTCTAGCCATTCTCATTTTGACTTCTGCTCCATGTGCTTGAGATATACTAATTTTTGCATCAATTTGAGCTGCATATCTTTCAGAAGCAGATAAATATTCTGATGCTGTTGTTATAGCTGTTTCTACTGCTGCTTTTTTAGCTCCAGTAAATGTTGCTCTAGAAGTAACTTCTTTTGCAAATCCATCAATTTCAGCATTAAGAGTTTCAGTTGATATTCTCCATTCTTCCATATGTGTTTTTGCTCTTTCAATTTCTGTAGCTACCATTTTCATAGTTGCTTCAGCCATTTCAGTATCTTCATCTCCCAGCCAATATAAAACACTATATGTCCCACTAGAAGGATTATCTGTAACATCTGATAAACCAGCATGTTCAGCATCATCGCTTATAAGAGTTCTAGCTTTTTCTAACGCATCTTTAACATGAGCCATACCTACACCAGTTTCATACTGTGTCTCATCTCCAAATAATGCAGGGTCACTAGCATCAGCTCTAAATTTATCAACAGCTGAATTTAATGCAGTTAAAGCTGTTGCAAAATCACTACTATTATCAGTTTGAGTTGCAATTTCAGCCGCTTCAGTAACAGCTATTCCAATTTGAGTTATCGCATTTCCTATGTGAGTATTCATAGTATCAGCTAAAGCTTGCGTTTCAGCCAATTCTGTTGTCATAGCACCTAATGCTGTTGTATCAATCGCTGATACCGTATCCATCTCATTCATTTTATTTTGCAATACTTTAATAGCAGTATATAATACTACTAAATATTCAGCCTCATTTGGGAAATTTACAATAGCAGATACAGCAGATACATCAACAGATGGAAATGCTACATGATGTACTCTAGCTGGTTGATTAGCAGTTGGAGTAGGTTTAACAAATAACTTTGGGTCACCACCAGTATCGCTTTCAATCCAGTATACTGGGTCAGTTAAAGTTGCATAAAACATTAAATTACTTGAATCTTCTGCTAGCCCTCCATACATTCCTGGTATTTTTCTGCATGGAGTATGATATCCAGCATCAGCATTTTCACGAGTAACATGAAATATTTCTCCAGTTATATCTAAATCCATTGGAGTAGAAGAAGTTAATTGAGTCATTGTAGCACATTCTATTTTTAATTTATAAGGTAAAATATTAATTATTTCTTTTACCGCATCTGTAGCCCAATCATCCATCTCAGTTTGAGTTGCTGTTCCTGCTAATGCTTGTATTTGAACATCAAAATTTGCCATTATTACCCTTCATTCATTTTTTTAATACTTTCATCTATAGTTGTAGTATTAAATTCTATTTTAGTTGTACCACTCCAAGTTTTACGCATATTTATATGATTACCTATAGGACCATCTGCAAAACTTGTTTGATTAGGAAAAAACTCTACAAGCTCACCATCGCTATTTCTTTTCCAATATCTTTTAGCCATTTATTTTTTATCCTTAAATAATTTTTTTCTTCTTTTTTTTCCAGTTTTTTTACCGTCTTTTACTTCTACTTGTTCTTTATAAGCGCTATCCTTAATTTGCTTTGCGGATTTTTTTACGCCTTTTACAATTTTAGAAGGAGCTTTAAAAGCTGCAGAAGCTAAACCGGCGACAGCTGTTGATACTTCTTTTCCGAATTCTTTAACTTCAGGGTGTAAAGTATCATCACCACTTTTTTTCTTTTTTGGAACCATATCACCTTCTTTATACATTCCAATCTTTCCATATCCAGTTTTACCACCACCTGCATATTCAGTCATGCTTCTTTCCATAGCATTTGTTACAGGCATTCCAGTCATTTCTGATTTTTGTTGAGCTTCTGCCATACCTTCAGGGGTATAATCAAACTCTTCATCTCCTACTTTTGGCATTATTTACCTCTCTTTCTATTTCTAGCATCAAATGTAGGCCATACATAACCACCGCCTTCATATTTGCCAGTTTCGTTAATTTCTCTAAGAATAGGCAATGTATCATCATTTACCGAATCCTTTTTTATTATAAATTCTCCACCTTCTACTTCTATAGGTATACCACCTTCTTTATGTGATGGTCCTTCTAATTTACCACCTTTATTCATAGATTTTAAATGTTTATCTATTCTTTTAGATTGACCTAAATGCATTTTTGATGCATTTTCTAATTCGCCAACTATATTTTTTAAATCTTTTTTAGAACCTTTAACTTTTCCACCTTTTTCTTTTTTAGGAAACCCTGCTTTCATATTTGCATAATTTTCTTTAGATATAGTAGATTTACTTTTAGGTCTGCTAATATTTTTCTTTTTTCTTTTATTTATATTTTTGTATAAAGACATAATTTACCTTTTAATTTTATTTAGGCTCTTTTGGAACGTCTGTTGTATCAAAATCTGCAGAAGCAAGACCACTTGTTGTTCCATGATGTGTTTTGCCACTAGAGTCTAAAACATTATTTGAACCAGTATCATCTGATGCATTTAATTTCCAATAACCTTTAATAGTATCTCTTTCACAAGTTAGTCCATATCTTGGTCGCCCATTATTATATAATCCTTTAACTTGAGCAGCAGTTAATATTGTTCCTTTCCAAAATATTACTTCACACATTATAGCATCTATTGCATCGCCATCTTTTGAACCTATAAAAACATCTCCAGTATATTGTGAAGGAGCTGCAACATCATCACTAGTAGCATCTTGTGCTCCATCAATATATAATATTGCTGTAGTTGTTGACACGTCATATGTAGCAACAACATGATACCAAATATTATGGTCAATATCTGCATTACCAACTAAAGTTCCAGAAGCACTTCCAGTATCAGTTAATATTGCAAATTTTTCATTATCATTAGTACTATCTAAATAATATAACCAAAAACCTCCCCTTGGAGAGCTTCCAGAGCCAGCTGAAAAAATCATCGTACCATCTTCATTAGATACTCCACTAGCATCTGCTGTTATTTTTATCCAACCAGATACTGAAAAATCAGAACTATTAACTTGAAAATCAGTATGATTACTAAATTTTATATAATCGGAACCAGTCTCTGTAAATGTACATGAAGCACGAGAACGATATTGAGGATATCCTTCAGCAGTTTTTTTTATACTAGATGCTAATCCTAACATTTTAACCTATATACGCTATTACACTACCAGATGCAAGTATAATTTGAGTCCATCTTCCATATATAGTCATTCCTGCTGGGAATGTTGCGCTATCTACTGCATCACCATCAGAATCAATTCCTGTAGCGCCACTTTGAGAATTTGGAAACATTGTGTCGTCAACTGCAACTAGACCGTTTGTACTATTAAAAACAGTATCTGTTATAAATTGTATAGCTACAAAATTACCAGCAGCAGAAGTAACTGTATCTGTATTACTTGAGTTAAGAAATATTGAACCAGCTTGCCCTAATCCTGCATTTTGAGCTTCTTGTACTGTAAGTTTATGTAAACCTGCCATTTTTACCTCCTGCCCTAAGCACTGGCTGTGCATGAATGGGCTCGTTTATTGTT